ATGCTCAACACACGGACGGTAATCCAGAGGGGCGCTATAAGCCTTCCATGCGTGCGTACTGTTGTTTACACTCGCACTGCGTCGATCTTGACACCAAGGCTTTCTTGGCGTGGGTCGCTGAGAACGGTGGCCCTGCTCACGCGCTGGGGCTGCGCGATGATTTGCTTGCGAGCACTATGCAGACAACGCTTGAAAAGTTAGAGCCGAGCACTTTTTTTAGTGACGACGCCAAGAAGTTGATTGAAGAAGTCGAGCGTAAAGAGCTTGGGCGTGTTGAGATGAAGGGCTGGTTTCAACGCTTTGCGTATATCTTGAGCGATGACTCGTTTTTTGACATGCAAGATCGGCGCGAAGTGCCGCGCTGGGTCTTCAACGCGCTCTATCGCCATGTGAATTGCGTATCCATTAACAGCAAACGCAAGATCGAAGCCGCGACCTGCTTTGATGAGCAGCGCCAAGCGATGGGCGCTCGCACCTTGGTCGGTGTGACCTACGCTGCGGGTGAGTCGATGCTAGTGACGCGTGATGGTGACGTGTACGGCAACCGATGGCGCGATGCTAGGCCTGCGGTTGATAAGACCCTTGTGCGCGACATCTCGCCTTGGCTTGAGCACTGCGAGCGCCTGGTGCCTGATGTGACCGAGCGTGAGCACTTGTTTAACATCATGGCCTTTAAGCTCCAGCACCCTGATGTCAAGATCAATCATGCCGTGCTGCATGGTGGCGACCAAGGGTGCGGTAAAGACACCATGTGGGCGCCTCTATTATGGGCCGTGTGCGGGCCAGGGCTGAAGAATCGCGGTTTACTTGATAACGATACGCTGAACCTCCAGTGGGGGTATCAGCTTGAGTGTGAGATTCTCGTCATCAACGAGTTGAAGGAACCTGAAGCAGCAGCGCGGCGTGCGCTGGCTAACCGGCTCAAGCCGATCATCGCTGCGCCTCCAGAGATGCTTCCAATCAACCGCAAGGGCTTGCACCCCTACGACATGCTCAATCGAGCGTTCGTGCTGTCGTTTACCAATGATTCGCTCCCCATATCGCTTGACTCGCAGGATCGGCGCTGGTTCTGTATATGGTCGCGTGCACCTCGCATGGTCGATCGCCAGGCGCAGTTGCTGTGGGATTGGTATAAGTCGGAGGGTTTCGTCTCCATAGCCGCATGGCTCTATCAGCGCGACGTAAGCGCGTTTAACCCTGCTGGCACGCCTGCTTGGACTGAGTTTAAGTTTAACTTGATCGAGCACTCCATGAGCACGAGTGAGTCTTTTCTGGTGGAGATGATGCGTAACCGCCAAGGCGAGTTTAGCCGTGGTGTTGTGGGGTCGCCCTTCCATTTACTTATTGATCGCTTATCGGGGGGCTTGCCTGCTGGTGTAAAAATACATCAGGCAGCGCTGCTGCACGCGCTCAAAGAAGCCGGATGGGTCGATGTGGGTCGGTTAGCGTCGTCTGAATTTCAGACTAAGAAACATATCTTCGCCGTGTCTGAGCTTGCGTCGAAGTTGTCGAAATCAGAGCTTCGGCGTATGGTCGAGGAAACAGCACCAACGAAAATGGCATTAGTTAAGTAGCGCGGGATAAAAAAAGCCCGTCTACTGACGGGCTTAAAAGTAGGGCGGGAGGCCCAACTTGAGGAGAAGTTCCAACACTACAAGTCTAGCATTTCGCCAATCAGCCATGCAAGCAGTGCACCTAAGATAATTATCAGCATAGTGGCATGGTCCAGGTTCTAAAGGCTTGTTGCTTCGCCATGGTATCGGCGCACTCTTTGCTTGGTGGTATCCAACCATGCCTGCGCCAAACTTGTTCCACTGGTATGCACCAATCGCGCGGGTCGATCTGGCAGTTCATAAGGGTTAGCCATAGTGGGGGCTTGTTTTCGTCTTCCATAGGGGTTAGTCCTTAAAGGGTTGTAACAACAAACTTGAGATCGGGTTGCTCGGCCATGACAGCGGCAAAGTTTTCATATCCCTCGGCTTGAGCGAGTAGATCTAGCGCATCTGCTTCCGAGTCGGCTTCCCATACGCCGAAATTGTTGTATTCGTTTTCGATCATATATCTCATGCTGTTAATCCTATAGGTTAAAAAACACGGCAGCGCCGAGCGCGACACCGAACACGAGCGCAACGGCCCAATCAAATAAAAAGTCGATCATGTTAATTCCTTTCAATAAGTGGCTTCACCGTAGGTTTCAACGGTTTTCTTGTCGCGTAGCAGTTTGATGTCGCGTCGTTTGAACGTATACAGCGCAGGAAAAGGCCAACCATTGTCGGCCGGTATTCGCACAACGTATCGGTCATCTTCTACGCGATCGATAACGCCGACGCCTTTCGGCGTCGCCACGCGCGTATCGGGTTTCATACGTGCGCTGCTGCTTTGCCGTGCGCGATTATGGCAATCGATACTGCATCGGGTTTAAGCGCGCCGTCGCAAGCTTGGCACGTGATGCACTGGCGCCGATTACCGCCTTCGGGTGATGCGGGACATGCGATCTCATGCTTAAGCGCTGGCGCTTGATTTAGCGGAATAACGCGAAACGTGCGCCAACCCATGGCGCGCGCAACGTCGCGATCTTCGATCGAATCAGCGCTCGCCATGCATAACTCACGATGTGCCATAGCAAAAGCTTGCTGCCACTGGTGTGTGTATCCAGTCCAGTCCAAAGCTTCGGACAATAATGCATACCAAACATCGTGCGGAATCATTGCTGGATCACCGTAAGCGCCGAGTCGCACTTTGCGACCTTTTAACTGTGCGGCAGCATGATTAAGATCGCGCGACATGTCCGGGTAACTACCACGGCGGAAAGCTTTATAAATTGCACTAACAGATTTACCGACATCAACGTAGCAAGTACGCTTGCGCTTATCATCGCCGCGATGCACGCACGCACCGCAGATGCTAACGTCGTCGGCTGATTTAATAGCATCTAATGGATGCATATCAGCGCGCAAAATATACGTCTGAACCATATCGCCGGTTTTGATGTTCTTAGACTTTAAGACTGCAATCCCGACAATTGGCGCCGCATCAATTGGCGATTTCCCACGATAAAAGATAAATCCACGCATTGGCAATCCCCTTTTGTTTGAATGAGCCTTCAGTGTAAAGGATTGTTTTGCAGAGTGCAAGTTATGGGTCGAATTGGCAATTAAATTTTATAGCGATGGCAATGGAAAATGGGAGAATTGCCAATCGGCGGCGCTTGTAAGCGTCTGATTCGATGCGGCTTTCTCGGCTATTGGCAAAATTGTCATCGTTTTTTTGAAAAAAAGAGGGGGGGTGATATGTGTTAGTCGGCAGCGATTATTTTTGCATGGCAATCTTGCCAATATTGCCAAAGCCGAATCGAGGGCGCCACGTCACCGCGCCCTCTCTTTGCCGGTTTTCTCTCCAATCATTGGCACTTTTGGCTATGCAAAACAAATAGCCAATATTGCCAAACATCAAAGGGCTATTGGCAATCTTGGCAATCAAAAACAAATAGCCAAAACTGCCAATGGTCCGACCGCTCGACCGCTCGACCGCTCGACCGCCCGACCGCCCGACCGCGATCGACCACGCACCAGGCACGCGCACCAGGCATGGATCGTTATGCCGATCAGATCGGTCATCGTTCTGTTAGCTAGATCGCTTTTTGCTTTTGGCTTTTTGCTGGCGAAGCCCCCCCCCAGGGCCGACGGCCTGGCCGGTCAGGGCCGGTGGGCCCACAAGAAATTTTTTTATTTTTACCCGCCCAACCGCCTGACAGCCCACTAAGCTAAAATTTTTTTATTTTTAAAAATCCAACACGCCTATACAAAAGTATTAGAATGTCTTACGCTCGCGTTGTAGCGACGTTAGGTCATCTTGGTAAAATTGGCACATGTTTAAAAGTCTTCCTCTTACAACGCGCGAGATCAAAGCGACCGAAGCGGTACTGGAGCGCATATACGACGCTGCGTATCTAGGTTTGAAAGAAGATTCGTTGGCGTTAGCAGCAGGGTTGTTACCTGTAGAGTACCGGCTCTTGAAACAGCATGACAAACTTGCCGAGATTGCCGAACTCAAGGGACGCGCTGATAGTGAGCGTGAGCACAGCCAGCACATGTTGAACGCTGCGCGGAATGGCGACGCTAAGGCAGCGCTAGAGATACTGAAGCACACGCATGGTTGGGTCGCCAAGCAAGCCGTTAGTATTGAGGTCGATCAGCGCATTAGTGTGATTGACGCGCTACGTGCTGCGGAGACGCGTGTGGATGAAGGTAAAGTGATTGATGTAACGCCAAGTGAAAAGCTAACCCATGCAAAAGCCGATATACAGTCCGGAAGACGAGCAACTGCTGATGACGCGGTTGTGGTCCCCCGCGATTAAAGACGACCCTGAAGCGTTTGTATTGTTTGCGTTTCCGTGGGGGCAGGAGAACACGCCGCTAGTTAAGTACAGCGGACCGCGCATGTGGCAGCGCCAGGTGTTGCGCGACATCAAGACGCACATACAGAAAAACAAGGGTCAAGTCGATATGGACACGCTGCGAGAGGCAGTCAGTTCAGGTCGAGGGATCGGTAAGTCGGCGCTGGTGAGTTGGTTGATTATGTGGATGCTATCGACACGGATCGGGTCGAGCGTGATCGTAAGCGCTAATAGTGAGGCGCAGCTACGCTCGGTGACGTGGGGGGAGCTAACTAAGTGGTCCACGATGATCATCAACGCGCACTGGTGGGAGATCAGCGCGACCAAGCTGCAACCGGCGAAGTGGTTATGTGACATCGTGGAGCGTGATCTTAGGAAAGGGACGCGCTACTGGGCGGCAGAGGGTAAGTTGTGGTCAGAAGAGAACCCTGACAGCTACGCGGGGGTGCACAACCACGATGGGATGATGTTGATCTTTGATGAGGCAAGCGGGATACCAGACCCGATCTGGGCGGTGGGGGCTGGGTTCTTTACGGAGAACATATTAGATAGGTATTGGTTCGCGTTCAGTAACCCGCGCCGCAACACAGGGTACTTCTTTGAGTGCTTCCACGCCAAGCGTGACTTTTGGACAACGCGTCAGGTGGACGCAAGGACGGTAGAGGACACCGACAAGCAGGTCTATAGGCAGATCATCGAGGAGTATGGCGAGGACTCAAGCCAAGCGAAGGTGGAGGTGTACGGTGAGTTTCCGTCCAGTGGCGATGATCAGTTCATTACATCAAGCGCTGTAGCGGACGCAGCCGCACGGCCACGGTACAAGGACGAGACCGCGCCAATTGTTATTGGTGTGGACCCAGCGCGGGGCGGTGCGGACTCGACAGTGATCGTGGTCAGGCAAGGGCGCGACCTGACGGCGATCCATCGCTACCACGGCGAGGATACGATGACGATCGTAGGGCGCGTGATCGACGCGATCGAGCAGTACAAGCCAACGCTCGTGGTGCTCGATGAGGGCGGGCTAGGGTACGGTATCTTAGATAGACTGCACGAGCAGCGCTACAAGGTCGTGCGAGGGGTGAACTTCGGGTGGAAGGCAAAGAACCCTATTATGTATGGTAATAAGCGAGCCGAGTTGTGGGGGCTGATGAAGGAGTGGCTTAAGACGGCGTCGATCCCTAACGACAGAGCGCTCAAGTCTGATCTAGTTGGGCCTACCATAAAACCTAATTCGTCGGGTACAATTTTCCTAGAAGGCAAAAAGGAAATGAAAGCCAGAGGGTTAGCATCGCCCGACGCTGCTGACGCGCTGGCGGTGACGTTTGCATTTCCGGTCGCGCACAGGCAGTATGTTGAAAAGCGAACAAATCGTGCGTATAACGCCAACGGTGTAACCACATCTTGGATGGGTGCTTGATGGCAAAGAAAGGCGTGTCACTATCGGTCGGACGCGGTGAGAAGCTACCCGTATCTAAGGGTGCGGGGCTGACGGCTAAGGGTCGTGAGAAGTATAACCGCGAGACAGGTAGTAACTTAAAGGCACCAGCACCTAATCCTAAGACCGAAGCAGACAAGGGACGTAAGGCATCCTTTTGCGCTAGAATGGGCG